AAGAAAATGAAAAAATTTGAAATCGTAAAAACAACAGCAGAAATCAGCTGGAAAGAAAGGGATGAAATCAAGGAAGGATGCACGATGTACGATGTGGATCCGGAAAAAATTGCTTCATTCGGAACCAAAGAGGAAGCCGAAAAGGAATTGAAAAAATACAAAACGGATGTTTGCGCATCCGGAAGCCTCTTCACGGTCGAAGAGTTTTCAATCCAGGAAAACGAATATGACGAAGACGGCGAGTGGATCGGAGGCGGAGATATTTGGAAGTTTACTCCAATGGAAATTTTCGTGGTCGACAAAGAAACGCGGAAAACAATCGCAAAAGTCGAAACTTACGAAGAGGCGGAGGAGGCCGCAGAAGAGTATGAGGCCGATGCGGGCGCCGATATCGTTTTTTACGAATAAAAGATGAAAACTACGAAGTAGGCGATATTTGCAGAAACAGCTTCGACGAAGACGAGATCATCATTGAAAACGCAGAAGTGATCGGAATAGCATAAGAACAGGAGAAAAAAGGAAACAAAAGAATGAAAGTAAAACCGTGTCAAAAATTGACGCGGTTTTTTATTTGACATGGTGGGCACAATATGCTAAGATCTGAATGTGTCATTTTCGTGTCATGGGATCGTTGGAAAATGGCGTATTTGCGGGCAGAATAAGAGGTATGGATACTTGACTTTTAATCAAGTTGTCCGGGGTTCGAATCCCCGATGCTTCACTAATTGAAAAGGCTGGAAACCCTAGTAAAATCACAATGTCATTAACTTTAGCAAAGAGCAGAAATCGTAAGCATTTATAAAACTATGATTCCTGCTTTTTGTTTGTATATGGGCATACTTATCCCCTTCTCTTTGTACTCGTATTTTTTAGCTCAGTACGCTCTTTTATGGGTATTCGAATATTTTCCTGCTAATTGCCCTTTCGTTCTGGTATAATGCCGATCAGGACGAATGGGAACAAGATTTTTACTGATATCTTCATATATTTGCTGAAATAACATATTTTTCTTTTGACCATCCGTTTCAAGAAGTATATAAATCAGATCATTTTTTAAGATTCCAATACTAACAGTCTGATTGATCATCATTTTATGTTTTCTGTTCGCTTCTTTCTGATCCAGTTCACGCTCTGCATCTAATATGATATCTTCAACTAAATTGCTCAGATATATAGTGCTGTATATATCTTGTAATAACAGAATAGGTTTTGTTCCTGTAAAATTCTCTAACTGTAACCGACTCTTTAGCGTTTCATACGCAGTCTCTATCCCCCACCTCATATGATATAATTCTTTTATTTCTTCTGTATGAAATTCAGTTTGTGAAAGATTTGTAGCCAAAACTTATAAACTTCCGTTTTCTAATAGGATTTTTACCATACGCAATGAAATTTCACCTAATTCTTTCATACGTTCTCCATCTGGCGTTCCCTCGTAATGTCTGATTCTTGACTTATCAAGTTTTATTTTAACTAGCTGATCCTTTTCTATTAAACTGTTTTGCTCTTTTTTGTAATCACTGCTTTTTAAACGTACGATAAATTTAATATCCTTATCCATCATATGTATAAACGCTGGCGTAGAAGGATAGCCTCTGTCCATGATAATAACATAGGGAATGCTGCCTATTGTTTCCGGTATTCGCTCCATCTGTTTTTCGGCCAGGCGCATTTCATTAAATTTCACCTTATTACAGTCACTTTCCAGTATCATACGATTCATTACATCATAAATACAGCCTAATCCTATTTGAGCTTGGGGCTTTGTGTTTTTCCGGCTTGCAGAACCATATAGTTTCAGTGTTTCAGCAGTGGTAGGAATATTAATATCTGAGCCGTCAGCGGCTAATATTAAATGATCTTTGTAAGTTGAAAAGGTGGAATCTGCATAAAAGTTACGGTTATGATATTTATATAATTCTAAAAAAGCATCTGGATTAAGTTTCATACGCTGTTTCAGATATCCTGGTTTTGAAATAGACACACCAGGATGAGCAAGTTTCATATAATTTCTCAGTTCCAATGCCAACGTCACCCCCTTTCTGTTTATCATCGTGAAAAGAAGATCCTGAAGAGGCATTTTTCGAATTCTGGTAAAATAATTTTTATTACCTGATCGGCAAAATGCCTTAAATTCATCAGAAGTCATTTTTTCTATATCCATGAATATACGTTTCTGAGAATGCTTCATGCATAATCACATCCTTTTTTGAGCAGGTTCATGGCTTCTTTTTACAATATAAGCATATCAAAAAAAGCAGAAGATATCTAATCCATTTCGGAATAAATATCTTCTGCTTTTAAGTTAATGACATTGAGTAAAATCAAGGGTTTTCAGCCTTTTTTCGTTGTCGGAATGAAATTATCGGAAAATCAAAGTAAAGTATTGTAGAGGAATGTAGAGGAATGTAAATGTGTCATTTTCGTGTCATATCGTATCACATGGAAAGAGCAGCTTCCACCGCTCCGGCGGTATCCTCTTTTTCCAGCATGATGTGATTATAAATCCTCAAAACCATTGCTTCGTCATCCCCCAGAAGAGACGCAATATTCTTGATCGAGATACGCGGGATCTGGTAGCAGAGCGACGTACAATAGTTGTGGCGGAAAATATGGGCTGTGAGTCCGCAGACGGGCTTTTCAGCGACTCTATTCATTTCCTTTATGATTCTTTCCCACTTCCGGCGGTAAGAGGATTTAGACACCATTTTGCCGTCCTGCATGGAAAACAGAAGTGTTCCCTTGATGCAGAACCGCACGTAGCTTTCCAGCGACGTATAGAGCTGCGGCGGAATTGGAACCTGCCGGAATCCGTTCTTCGATTTCGGTTCTTTGATGCTCGGTTTTCCTGCATCATCAAATTCAACGGCCTTGTTCACGTTGATGATCTTTTCGGAAAAATCAATATCGAACCGAGTAAGGGCGAGAACTTCTCCACATCTTAATCCGGTACAGTACAGGATATCCACAAAAATTCGATCAGATGGGGATAACTCAGCATCTTGCATCGCCTTTTTCTCGTTTGCGGTCAGCGGCCGCTTTTCATCTGCTTTGTAGTCAATCGGCTTCATCACGTCCTTTAGATCCTCGAACAGGTTGGCAGGATATAAACGGTCATGTACCGCGGCCTTCATGATCTGAGAGAACGTGATCTGTAATTGCTGCTGGATGCGTTTCTTTCCGGCCGCGTCGTTAAGGACTGTCTGGTAGTGGATCGGCAGGACATCGCAGAGCCGCACGCCGTCAAGCTGTCCCAGGTGCTTGTCTATGATGTTTTTATACATCCTTTTGGTGTTATTCGCCGCTTCGGCCTTGTAGACTTTCAGCCATCGCCCCGCGTAGTCATTAAACTGTATATTTTTATTCTGTACTGCCTGCAAGTTGCTCACTCTGTCATTGTAAGCTGTCACTTTTGCTTCCAGATCCTTACTGCTTTTTCTGGATCTGATCGTGATGTAGTGCTTTTTTCCATCAACATAACTTCCATCCCACACACGGGCTTGAAAATACCCGTTCTTTTGCTTTGTATATTTCGCCTTTGCCATCTATAGGCTCCTTTCGTTTAGTGGCTGGAAAAGCCACAGAGACGGCGCAAAATGGGTGCAAAAAAGCGGCCGCAAACAGACGGGAAAAAATAGTCGAAAAAAATCGAAAATTTTCCCGTTCCACTTGCGAAGCCGCCGGAAGTGTGATAATATAATCATGTTCATTAGATTATTCCTTCCGGGGAGTAACCTCTTATGAAAGGCCTAACAGATTGCGCCACAGTCTGTTAGGCCATTTTTTATTATCTATACATAATACGGATTCGGCTTTCCAAGAATCGCAAACAGGTCGATAATCCAGCCTATTCCGAAAAGACCCATAGTACAGAGGTACAGGATACCCATTCCGAATTTTCCTTCGTAGAATTTGTGTCCGCATAAAGTAAAAAGACACAAGAAGAAAGCAACCCATTTATTTTTTGGCTTTCCTGTGACGTATACTCCTTGGCTTGCACTCGCCGCCGCAGCTGCTGATGAAGAAGCAGAAGAGGATGCGCTGCTACTGTTGTTGTTATTAATAATAACGTTCTTCTGATCTGTTTTAAGATCCTCAACCTGCTTTCCACACTTCGGACAAACGACACAATCCGCGTCAATAACCTGTCCGCAATGCTTGCAATATTTTGTCTCTGCCATATTGACTCCCCCTATCTGCGCAGAACCGTGATAACCACGCCAAACATAACCCATTTTCTCATCTCGTCCGGGTTGTTGGGATCTATGGTTATGATATCCCCATACCCGTTTATCGGCTCCATTCTGCACGGTTCCGACTGGATAAATTTACGGATGTACGCCCGCCCGTTCTTTTTATTGACCAGGATGCACGTATCACCGTCCCTGGGCGGCCGCTTCGAGATTCCGATGATATCACCCTTGATATATACGGGATGTAAGTGGTGCGATGTTATCCGGATGCCACAGTGCATCCGCTCTCCGTATTTCTCGATATATTCCGGGCAATACACATGCTCTTCATGCGCTGAATCCAGAATCATCCCATCTTCCATGTTTCCTGTCAGAAGTAGGACATCCAACATGTTCGCTGGATCTTCTTCTTTGACTTTCATCTCAAGCTCGAATTCTATTTTGGCGTTTATGTAGGCTTTCTGCCGATCTGTTAATTTGCGGAATTTATTCAGCACTTCAATCTCGATACTGCGTTGCCCGAACATCTCGTATAAGAATCTTCCTGTCAGCTCATAGAGTTTCGGCGCAAGCATGATGCTGAACGTGTCCACGCGGCGGGAAATGATGTTCCGGTAAGAAGATGCCGAAATTCCCAGCTTTTGCGCGAAGTCACATTGAGTATACCCGAGTTTTATGCGCTCTTTTTCCAGATTTTCCGCAAATGTGTCTAACATCTCTTTCTTTGTAGTCACCTTAAATTCCCCCTTTGTATCAAGATTCTGACGAAAATTATCAAGCAAAAGAGCAAGCACACATGAAATTACGTCAACATCTTGTGCGGTATCCGGTGTAATATAAATATAAAGATGTTATACGGAAAATTTTATCATATTTTTAAAAACTGTCAATAAGGAGGGGAGAAAAAAGTTGAAAAATTAGCGATTCTGTATATCGAAATAGGCAGATACGTGGCGCACGGTTGATATTCTTGTATGTTCTATAATCGTGGTATCACTATTTTGATTGAGACTGTCAGGGAGGTACATAATCATGAGAGATGAACAACCGGAAGACAAAAAGAAAGAAATAAAACGAATGGTAGACGAAATTTACAATCCAGCGTACATTGATATGATTTATGGCTTTGTAAAAAGATTATACGCGGAAAATAAGAAGCAGGGGAACTGACCCCTGCTTCTTTTATTTCGAAAAACGATCCATGAACTTCCAAAAAAGTTCCTTGTCTTCTTTTGACAGATGATAATATTTCATAATTGCTTCTTTGGCTTTCAAGTCTTCAATTCCGATTTCAGCACATATAGTTCCGAAGTCTACATCAACATCACGAAACATTTCACCTTCTCCATCTCGGAGCCATTCTTCCCGCACATTATATTTCTCACAAATTAATTTAATGACGGCATCAGAAGGGGTTCGCCTTCCCATCTCATAACTTGAGACGTTCGAAAACGATATCCCAAGATCGTTTGCGAATTTTTGCTGGCTACCTATGTTTAAGGCTTTACGCAGCATTTTCAATCTTTCATGCAACATTTTCACCTCCTGTCTAATGATAGTTTACACCAGAATGAGCAAAATATCAATAGAAAAAATCGTACAAAGTACGAAAAAACATGTTGACAAAGTATGTACATGGTGCTATATTGAGAATGTACAAAGTACAAAGGAGGTGAGTACATGGTAGCAGAAAAAGATAAAGAAGATTGCAAGAAATTTGCAGATATTTTCATGTCACTGCCAGAAGACAGTAAGAACATGGTCATCATCTATCTTTCGGCACTTCGCGATAGAGAAGAAGCGGACAAAGCCCGGTTACAGAAAACGTAAGGAGGGAACATGAAACTCTTAAAAAGATTTATTAACTGGTGGCTTTTCACACCGCGAAAAACGTTCAGTGAAAAACACCCAGACTTCCCAATGTACTTTTCAGTAGTGTGCCTATTGCTTGTAATGTGTCGCGAAGAAATGGAATGGTTAGCACATCATATGCTTCAAGCAATGCAATTATTGAAATGGTGGTAGGGATCAAAAAACGCAGATGATCTTTCCTTTTGTATCGAAAATACATTTTTCCAAAATCGGTTGGCTCATAGACGTAATGACCGAATAAAATTCGAGGTACACGATGTATCAGTTCGTACTGGCAGAGAAGAGATATAGATTTTTTACGATAAAAAATCGAACTCTTTAATATTGGCAGGGTTCGGACAATGAATTTTTGATAAAGGGAAAGTTCAAGGTGTGAATAATCTGGTATTTGCATAATTTAGTAGCTCCTTTCAAATGGAGTATAGCACACGAAAGGTGTAAAGACTATGGGAATCTTGAAAACATTACTTTCGTTACCACATCTGGCGGACGATCTGGAAAGTGAAGAGTATGCAAGTGCAAAGCTGTTCGGAAAAATCGCAGATCTGGAAAAGAAAATCGAAAAACTGGAAGCCGGAGAGCCGCGGCCGATCACCAAAGAAGAACTTGAAAAAGTCGCTGCGGCAGATGAACTTTACCGACGCATCCGGCACTGGAACGAGAAATATTGAACAGCAAAATGCAACTAGGAATATTGCAATTTGCTAAGTAACGTTATCATAACGTTACGCTAACAGAGGTGTATCGTCACAGTAACGCCCCTAGAATAAGAATAAGAAAGAGAATAAGAAAAAGATATAAAACATATTGAGCATCGCAAGCGTTGCTCAGTACGCAAAATAGCTTTTCTTGACCACAGAAAGAAGGTGGAAGCATGAACGAAATGATTATTACGAATGCAGATTTCGGGAGTATTCGAATCGAGATGCGAAACGGTGAACCGTGGTTCGTCGGATCCAGTATCGCTAAGGTGCTGAAATACCAAAACCAGCAGAAAGCAATTCGAGATCACGTAGACGCTGAGGACAAGCTGACCGAACAAATCGTTCTGGCAGGTCAGCGGCGGGATGTGACGCTGATTAACGAATCCGGGCTGTATAGCTTGATTCTCTCGAGCAAGATGGAAGAAGCAAAGAGATTCAAACACTGGATAACGTCGGAGGTTCTCCCGGCGATCCGGAAAACCGGCGGGTATCAGCAGACAGCACCGCAGGGAAAGAAACTTCTGGCTTTGGCAGTCCTCGAAGCGCAGAAAACCATCGAGGAGCAGAACCGAGCCATTGAGCGGATGCGTCCGAAAGAGATTTTCGCGGACGCAGTGAGCGCAAGCAAAACGTCAATTCTGATCGGCGACCTCGCAAAGCTGATTAAGCAGAACGGGGTTGATATCGGCGAGAAGCGGCTCTTCCAGTGGATGCGGGAAAACGGTTATCTGATCCGGAAGGACGGAGCCAGCTACAACATGCCGACTCAGAAGAGCATGGATCTCGGCGTTATGGAGATCAAAGAGTCCACGATCACCCAGCCGAACGGAAATGTTCGGATCAGCCGCACCCCGAAAGTAACGGGGAAAGGGCAGAGATATTTCGTCAACAAAATTCTATCCGCAATGGCATAGCAGAGATGGCGATGCTAAGGAAAAGCGCAGCGGAGAATTGAAATGCGAGGGCAAGGCAAAGAATAGACTGGCATGGAGACGCAAAGGAGTAGCAACGCGTGGGCATGATCCGCGATGGCAAGGAAAAACGTTGAGTAGAAGGGCTATGGAATAGTGATGCACCGTCATGAGCTGAAAAGCAAAGGAATAGCCATGAAAGACTGGGCAACGAAAAGCCATGGAATGGCGCCGAACAGTAGAGCTGAGCGAGGGCATGGTACAGCGAGCCAACGAACCGGAATGCTACGGAAAGGAATCGCAGGTCGGAGCAAAGGAATAGCACTGGAAGCCAGGATGAGCAACGGCATAACAAGGCAATTCATAGATGCGAGCAGACAAGCAAAGGAAATGAAGTGCGGCGGATTGATACGCAGGTGCGCAGCGAAGAGGGCAGAGCGCCGAAATCAAAAAATAAAAACGAAAAGGAGAAAGCAACATGCAGGAAATCAAAGTAAGATTAACATTCACCGAGGAAATTCTTGGAACAGCGGCGGCAGATAAGGAGATTCACAAGACCTATATTGCGTCTCTTGCGCCGAACGCGCCGAGCAAGAAGGAAGAGGTCGAAGCAGTAGGCGTGGAAGAGACGATTGAGAAAGCAATGACCGTTTTCCCGAGAAACAAAGAGGGCGTGCCGATCTATTGGGACTACCAGATTAAGGGATTTTTCAAAGATGCGGCCGGAATGCTGCGTAAGGTTCCGAACACGAAAAGCTCGAAAATTAAGGCGTATAAGAAAGAGATTGACGGGCTGATTTTCGTGAAAGAGCGTCAGATCCCGATTCATTTTGACGGAGAGATCGGAAACTGCGAGCGGCCGCTGAGAGGACAGACACCGCAGGGCGAGCGCGTGGCGTTAGCCAACAGCGAGAGCATCCCGGCGGGGGCGTGGATCGAATTCACGGTGCAGTGCTTGACTGATGGATTGGCGGGAGCCGTGACAGAGTGGCTTGATTACGGAATGCTCAGAGGTCTTGGACAGTGGAGAAACTCAGGGAAAGGCCGCTACCTGTGGGACTGGCTGGACGAAAAAGGGAACGTGATAGGAGGAAACAGAAGTGTCCATAAGGACGGAAAATAAAAGCATCTACTGGGCTTGGAAAGCCATGAAACAAAGATGCAAAAATCCAAAATGCAAAGCGTACAAAAATTACGGAGCACGGGGAATAAAAGTTTGTGATGAATGGGAAAAATTTGAGCCGTTTTTAAGTTGGTGTTTAGAGAATGGATATCAAAAGGGCTTAGATTTAGACAGACGTGATAATAACGGAAATTATTCTCCAGATAACTGCAGGTGGATTTCACGAAAAGAAAATCTAAACAATCGAAGAAACACGATTTTCATTGATGTGAACGGAGAAATCCTTCCGGAAACTGTTTGGTCAGAAAAACTCGGAATAGATAGGGCGCTCATCAAGTATTGGATAAAAACAGGAGGAAAATCTTATGCAGAAAAAAGGGCAAAAGAAATTTTAAGGAATGGTTACAAACCGAAAGATTTTGGATATAGCCATAGAAAAGCGATCCAACACGTAGAAACAGGAATCGTTTTTGAATCTGTTAGGAAAGCGGCAAATTATTTTGGAATTGCTCCGTGTACTATTTCCAATGCAATGAGAAGCGGAAGGAAAACAGGAAAAGGTAAATTTGTTTGGGCAGAATCATAGGAGGAACATGGAAGAAACGACATGGGAGCAGGCGGAAGGCTTCGCAGTCAGCGTGATACGAGAAGCCAGAATAAGAGCAAAATTCTGGTTTACGGCGTGGCTGGTAACTTTCGTGGTGCTGATAACGGTTGTGGCGGCCGTGTTGGTGATGTAGTAAGGAGGTTCCCCGGATGGAAGAAATCACGAAAGCAGAAGCAGAAAAAATGATTTTCATGTTTCTGGGACGAGAAGTCCGGATCAAAGAAAAAGAAGAAAGTCGGATATCGTATCCGGCGCGGTATATGCGGAAATCGGAGCTGCTGAAAATGCAGAATCCCCTGTTGGGGGAAACAGTGCTCGAGCGCGCCGAGAAATACGCACCGGCGGGGGTTGTGAGGAAAATCAACCCGATGAAGAAAAACAGCCCGCTTGTGTTCGACACAGTGGAGCTGGAGAAATGGAGGGCGAAGCATTGAAGAAAAAAATTGTAGCAGCAGAAGTGATTCTGTGGGTTACGGCACTCGTGGCCATCAGCAATATCAATTGGGGCGGGTTCTTCTGGTGCTTTTCACTGATGATTCTTGGATTCCTTGCTTTTCTGGCGGTTGACGCGGAGGAGAAGCGAAAGAGAACAGAAGCGGAAAAGGCAAAAAAGAAGAAAGACAGAGTGTTCCAGATGTGGTTGAGAATGTAAAAAATGCCCTCCGGAGAGACGAAGGGCATCCATAAAAAGACAACATCATCATAGCACATGAAAGGAGAAAAGGCAATGGGAATGAAAGGTTTTAAGGGATTCGAGAAAGATTTTTCCTGCGGAGGGAAACAGTGCGAGGAAAACACGACATATGAGGAGTACGGTGAGGGATGCTGCTATAAAGGCGTTATGCATTTCTACGAGGACCCGTGGGAGGTTCTGAACCATTACGACCTCGTGGATGGCAACGGAAATTTGTCTGAATTTGCGGAAGTGGAAGCATTGGGTCAGGTATGGAATGACGGAGAAAAGCGGGCAACAAATAAAATTCACGTCGGCGCAAAACTCGGACTTAAAGGGTTCTTGAAAGCGTGCATTGATTTTACACTTGAAAAAACGAATGGAACGAATCTGTCCGGTAACTCCGCGCAGATCGGCTCGTCCGGTAACTCCGCGCAGATCGGCTCGTCCGGTGACTCCGCGCAGATCGGCTCGTCCGGTTACTCCGCGCAGATCGGCTCGTCCAGTAACTACGCGCAGATCGGCTCGTCCGGTAACTACGCGCAGATCGGCTCGTCCGGTAACTCCGCGCAGATCGGCTCGTCCGGTAACTACGCGCAGATCGGCTCGTCCGGTGACTCCGCGCAGATCGGCTCGTCCGGTAACTACGCGCAGATCGGCTCGTCCGGTAACTACGCGAAGATCGGCTCGTCCGGTAACTACGCGCAGATCGGCTCGTCCGGTGACTCCGCGAAGATCGGCTCGTCCGGTGACTACGCGCAGATCGGCTCGTCCGGTTACTCCGCGCAGATCGGCTCGTCCGGTAACTACGCGCAGATCGGCTCGTCCGGTGACTCCGCGCAGATCGGCTCGTCCGGTGACTCCGCGCAGATCGGCTCGTCCGGTAACTACGCGCAGATCAACAGCACCGGAGAAGACGCTGTGATTATGTGCGCGGGCAGAAAATCAAAAGCAAAAGGCAAAAAGGGGAGCTGGATCACGCTTGCAGAATGGGTGAAAGATGAAGAAAAAGGACGCTATGTGCCGATCTGCGTAAAAACAGAGCGTGTAGACGGCGAAAAAATCAAAGAGGACACTTATTACACGCTGAAAAACGGAGAATTTTCGGAGGTAGAAGAATGAAAAAGTATGAATATGTAGGCTTGGATGTAAGTGTAGAAAAAAGCGCGACAGATGCGGCAACATGTTACATCGAAGCAGTACGCCGGTATCTGGAATCTGAAAAATTCCCGCAGGTTGAGACCATCGCGGCGATTCTCGGATTGCAGAAAGTAGAAGAAAACAAAAAAGAAGGAGAAAAAGAAAATGAATGAATTAAAGATCGAAATTAGCCAGGAACCGGCTGTGATCCGGTGCAATTTTGAGGATGTGAAAGCTAAGTTGTCCGAAAAGATGGCGGAGTATCAGGGAGCGGTATTCACTGAGGAATCTAAGAGCGTGGCTAAGGCGGAACTGGCGTCTCTCCGGAAGACCAGAGAAGAAGTAGAGAAACGTCGGAAAGAAGTAAAGGCGCAGTGCCTGGTGCCTTACAACGACTTCGAGGAGAAGGTAAAAGAGCTTCTTGAAATCATCGACGAACCGATCTGCCTGATCGATAGTCAGCTGAAAGAGATGGAGGCAGAGCGCATCCGCAAGCGTCATGGGGATGTTGAGAAGCTGTATGCAGAATGCGCAGGTGAATGGGCGGAGTACCTGCCACTCAAGGAGATCTATGTGAAAAAGTGGGACAACGCCACCACCAGCCTGAAACAGATCGAAAAAGAGCTTCTGGCGATGGCTGAAAAGGTTGCTTCTGAGATTGGCATAATCCGCAATACGCAGTCGGAGGTTGTGGAAGATGCGTTGCAGGTCTATCAGAAGAGCCGTGACCTTGGTGCCGCCCTTACCCGGATTAATATATACGAGGACAACAAAAAGCGGGCATTGGAGGCGGAACGCATCCGCCGCGAGCAGGAAGAGGAGCAGCGCCGGCAGGCTGAGATTGAGAAAGCACGGGAGGAAGAGCGAAAAAAAATCGAAGAAATCGCCAGAGTAAGAGAAGAGGAACGGAAAAAGGCGGAAGAAGCGCTGAAAGCTGCTACAGTGGCGGCGCAAGAACCGGAAGTACCTTTTACACTCGATGATTCTGAGGACGGCGACGATCTGCCGTTTCCGCAGCCGCAGACGGTTACCATGTGGTACAAGGTTGTTGCTACACCGGAGGAGCTGGAACAGGTGGAAATGGCTTTTAACAGCATCGGAATCTGTTTTGAGAGGAGACAGGCATAATGGGAGTTGTGGAGGTTGACAGAAGCAGAGACTACCCGATGATTTACCGCTCGATTGCTGGCGTGATCGCGGATGTCGGAGCGGTCGGGAAAGACAAGGTTAATAAGCAACAGGGATTTAAATTCCGGAGCGTTGACGACGTTTACAACGCTTTGCATCCTGCTTTGGCAAAAAACAAGGTGGTAATTGTCCCGAATATTCTGGAACGAGATGTGAAAGAAATGCAAACAAAAAACGGTTCAATGATGCATTATGTGACCTGCAAAATCAAATTCACATTTTATGCGGAAGATGGTTCCTTTGTCGAATCGACCATTGTAGGAGAAGCAATGGACACAGGAGATAAGGCAACCAATAAGGCAATGGCAATTGCTTACAAATACGCATGTTTCCAGGTGTTCTGCATTCCAACGGCGGATATGGTAGACGATCCAGATGCAGAATCTCCAGAAGCACGAAAAACAAATGAACAATCAACTGCGAATGCAGGGAAATCATTAATTAACGAAGAAATGGTACGCAGAATCAACGCTGAATTAAGCCGTACCGGTGTGAGAAAAGAACAGATTTTTGCATTATTTGGAGTCGATGCATTAGAAAAATTGAATATTCTGCAGTACAACAAAGCAATGAAAAAATTACAAAAGACACCGAATGCAGTAGAGATGCCAACGGGTGATGAGTAATGCACGCCCTGGCTGAAATCGTAAAATCCGTAGAAAAAGACGGTGATACGTGGCTTGTAGTGCGGCTGCCGAAAAGCAGACTGAAAGAAGAAATCGAGAACAAAACCATCACGAATACAGAAATGCGTTTCGATGATGGGCGGCATATCTCCAATCTGCAGCGGAAGAAAGCATACGCAACCATCCGGGATATAGCTATTGAGTTGGGCTATCTCCCGGAGGAGATGAAAGAGATTATGAAATGCAACTACATGATCGAGACCGGAGAGCCGTATTTCTCCCTTTCAGACTGTTCGATGGGGACGGCGCGGGATTTCATCACGTTTCTGATGGATTTCGTGCTTAAAGAGGGAATACCGCTCTCAGACAGCGGAATAGAGCGCGCGGATGATGTCGGGAAGTACCTGTACGCGTGCATCAAGCACAGAAAATGCGCGGTGTGCGGGAAAGATGGCGAAATCCACCACGTTGACACAATCGGCATGGGAAATGACCGGCGGCGGGTGGATGATTCGGGATACCGGAAAATCTGCCTGTGCAGGACGCACCACACGATGGCACATCAACGAGGAATGCCGAGCTTCGAGAAAATGTATCACGTCTACGGAATCATTGTGGATGATAGCCCGGAAGGGAAATCATAGAGTCCAGCATGGAACTGTCAACAGAGTATCTCAGTATGGTTCAAAATTTTATACGTCACAAAAAGGCGGCTGGCTGGAGCCGCCGGAAAGGGGCAGAGATGCCGATTAACAGCAAACAGAAAGGGAAGCGCTTCGAGCTGGAGCTTTCCAGAAAGTTCCGGGAATATGGCTACACGGAGTCACGCCGGACCGCGCAATACTGCGGAAATACCGGTGACGCATCCGATGTTGTAGGCCTCCCGGGAATCCACGTGGAAGCGAAACATCAAGAGCGAATGCAGCTCTATGATTGGATGGATCAGGCGAAACACGACGCGAAAGAAAGTGGAAAAGACGTTTTGCCCGCAGTATTCCACAAAAGAAACAATCATAAGATCCTGGTCACGATGGAACTCGACGACTGGATGATAATATTCCGCGAATACGAAGCGGGAATGAGTCTGAAAGAAGGTGCGGACGATGGGCGAGGTTAAGTGGGTTAAGATGTCGATAGACATGTTCGATAATCGAAAGATCAAGTATCTGCGCGGCCTGCCGGAGGGAAACAACATCGTTCTTATCTGGGTCATGCTGCTGACTCTGGCAGGGCGGTGCAATTCCAATGGATATATTTTCCTTACCGAAAACATCCCGTACACTCCGGCGATGCTCGCAAATGAGCTTGGATTCCCAGAAAGTACTATTCTGGTAGCCATGAAAGCGCTGGAAAGTATGGGAATGATAAGCCGAAACGAGGAAAACACGCTTCTGATCCCTGGATGGGAAGAACATCAGAACGTAGCCGCGTTGGAACAGATCCGGGCGAGCAACCGGAAACGGCAGGCGCGGTACAGGGAACAGGCGAAAACAGAAGCTGTGGAGCAGGAAACACCGCCGCCAGTAGAGGAGAAGCAAGAGGAACACAAAGAACCAGAAGAGCCGAAGCCGTCGAAAAAGGCGGAGGAAACCAAAGAAGCAAAGATTCTTTTCGAGCGGTTGTGGAGCCTGTATCCGAACAAAAAAGGCAAGGGGCAGGTAAGTGATACAGCAAAGAAAAAACTGCTTAAAATCGGGCATGAAGAGCTTGAGAGAGCAATTCAGAGGTATAAGACGGAACTGGAAAAGGAGGACTGGAGAAAGCCGCAGTACGGCAGTACCTTTTTCAATTCTGGTTACGTGGACTATCTCGACGAAAATTATGAACCGGGGAAAAGAGAACCAACAAAGCAGCAGAAAGAGAACAAATTTAACAATTTTCAGCAGCGGGAGTATGATTTCGCGGCGCTGGAGCAGTCATTGATAGGAGGTTAAGGATGGTATCTGTAATCAAAACAGCAATTATCTGCGCTACAGTAGCGTTTTGCTTCTACCAGATGATGAAACACTAAAAAAATAGGGGAGGTGTCTATGAGCAACAAGATTAAGAAAAAGCCGTCAACTAAGTTAAGCCCTGAGACGATGACAGCCGCAGAGGTAAGCGGGATCACAGGTGTCAAGCTCGAGATCCTGCGGAAATGGGTGGACAGGATGCAGAGAAACCTGTCCGAAGCCTACCAGAAAGAAGCACAGGAAAAGCTGCTGAAAGCAGAGGACTGCATCAGCGCGGCGAACGTCGTGTGCTCGGCACTGGCGATCTATGAGACATGGGGGTACAAAAAGGCGCTTGACCGGTACATGGACAACTACACTGCGGCAGTACGGAAGATGAACAGTGTAGGTCTGGCTAAGATGTACGAGGAGTTGCACGAAAAGACCGGCGCGACGCTGGAATTTGAGGATATGGATCTCGCAAAAGAGTTTGGCTTTGGAGGGGCGGAAGAATGAAAGAAACGAAATACGATAAAAACAATTTCCCGGATGCTCTTCTGAAAGAATGGGATAAAACGAGAAAACAGATTCTCGGAAAGGAAGGAAAAGAGAATGGAGATCATCGGAATTGTTCTGTTCTGCGCGGTGATTCTCGCGTCAGCAAAACTAATGCTTGACCCGCCGGATCGGAAAAAAGATCCGAGGGAAGATCAGGAGCAGATGGAATACTTGGAAGCATGGAAGAAAAAACATGAAAGGACGGACAAAGAAAAATGATACCGAGAAAATTTACTGGAGAAATGCTGAAAGGAAGAAAAGCAACGCTGGAACGCGATATAAGAAATGTGGCAGGCGTAGCGATAGGGAAAGGGGCGACAGTTACAATCACGGAGGTTGTGCGCGGAAAAGGGCTGACAATTAAAACGGAGAAATGCCCACATTGCGGACAATATTCATACATCACAAGAGTACAGAGAGAGGATTTAACACTGCTACCAAATGTATAGTAGTATTTTGTGCGCTGGTAATCGGAGCAGCAGCGTGGCTGCTGAACCGACCAGAACATCCGAAGGACCCGCGGGAGGACGATGAACAGATGGAATATCTGAACGAGTGGAACAGGATTCTTGCAAAAAGGAATACCGATGACACAAAAAGCACTTGAAAAAGTGGCGGGTGGAGTTGTTGATCTGGTTTTCAAGAAAGTAGATTAAGAGATGAGGTAAAAGAAGCGTAACGCAGAAAGGAGCTGCACCATGAGCATTCGGAACACATTTTTGAAAGATTACGGGATTTCGAAAGAACTTGGGGATAAGATCGTATCATATTGCAAAAACGCGCACGACTACGACCAGAATCTTATCTTGCAGGCCGCACAGAAGACTTGCCCGGAGATATCGAGTGCCCTGTTCGCGAATCTGACGCTTGGAATTGGGTATGACCGAATCAGCCAGGTGCAGTACATCCCAATGCAGCGGAAAGATTTCCAGGGATACAGAAGGAAGACAATCGAGGAACTGTATCGATTGCTGCTTCTGCACGGGAAGGAGTTAGAGTGAAGACTGGAAGGAGAAGAGAAAATAGAAATATATCCAGAAGAATAAAGAAAAGAGCGGGAATAAACCCCGCTTTTTCTTTTTTTAAAAATAAGTTTTCCGCCTATTGACGTATACGTCAATGAGTGGTATAATAAAACCATCAAAAGAAAACAAGGAGGAAATCGAAATGAAGACATACGATTTATCGAAGATAATGAAAAGAGCATGGGAGCTGGTGAAGAAAGAATCAATGACGATTTCCTCCGGTTTAAAGAAAGCGTGGAAGGAGGCAAAAACGAAATATATTTCAGTAAAAGAATGGTTTTTCAACAAAGAACAGGATAAGGCAGAAAAATATAATACATTCTTTGATTTTGAAAGAAACGAAGACGAAACCATAAAAAGAGAAAATGGTTATGTTTTTGCAGAGGTTGAAGAGATTATTACAGAAACAGAAAAAGCAATTCAAGTTAGAATCGCTACAGGCGGTGTTGTAGGATCCTATAAAGGATGGACTTGCTGGATTCCGAAAAGCTTAACTAAATAAAGGGGAAGGAAAAATGAAAATAAAAGAAATCAGAAAATACTCTGGACTGACACAGGATGCATTTTCGAAAAAATACAATATTCCAAAAAGGACTCTTGAGGGGTGGGAGTCAGGGAAAAGAAACCCGCCGGAATATGTTTTGATGTTACTGGAAAGAGTAGTGCAAGAAGATAGTGAAGGAGAAAAAAATAACATGAAAAAATATGAAATAATGAAAAACAGTGCAGAATTTAATTGGAAGCACAGGAAAGAGATTACAACCGGATGCACGATGGATGATGTGGAACCGGAAAAAATTGCAGAATTTAAAAAGCTGGAAGAAGCAGAGGAGGAGCTGAAAAAATACAAGACAGAAATCAGCGAGTCCGGAAGCATGTTTTCCGTGACGGAATACATGATAAGAGAAAATGAATATGACGAAGACGGAGAGTGGATTTCCGGCGGAGATGTATGGGATTTCTCAAAGATGGAAATTGGTGTCGTAGATAGAGAAACACTGGAGCTGATTGGTACCGCGACGAGCTATGAAGAGGCGGAAAAAATAAAAATGGACTATGATGGAGTAGCCGGAGCAGACATAGTTTTTAGAATTTATTGAAAAAATATAATAAAAGGGTACAACGAAAAGCCCCCATACCAGTACACTAAGAATAGAAGTGTATTAGTATGGGGGTGATTTTTATGCCTACAAACAAGACTTACGACAATCTCGAGAAAATGATCTTCTCCGGCGTGGGAGAATACGGGATTCCAGAGATTATCCCGGAGCAGTACGAACCGTGTGAGTGGATCGGATTTAACTACGCGGTCAGCATAGCGAAAAGAGCCGGGAAGGGCGTGCATTTCTTCCTGGATGACTACCAGTTCGAACGGGTATGGAACAACCCGGACAGGTATATTGAGGTACTGAGAGACTATGACTACGTGCTTTCACAGGATTTCAGCATGTACACGGACTTTCCGAAAGCCATGCAGATTTACAACCATTACAGAAAACACTGGTGCGCGGCATATATGCAGATGAATGGACTGCGTGTAATACCTACGATCGCATGGAGCGATGAAAGCTCGTTCGAGTGGTGCTTTGATGGCGAGCCGGTGGGAAGCGTGGTGGCAGTATCCAGTGTGGGAACGCAGAACAGCAAGGCGAAAAAGGCGGCATTCCTGCGGGGATATGAAGAAATGATGAAACGATTATCACCGGAGCGCGTGATCTTCTTCGGGAAAGTTCCGGAAGAACTGGAAGGGGACGTGGAAAAGGTCGCGGCATTCCAGGAGAGATACAAGAAGGAGGGAACCTAGATGGGGGGGCGCGGAAGTAGTAGCAACTTACAAAACAGAAGCACCAAGCAATCATTAGAGGAGTTTCTGGGGAAAAGAGGCCTTTCCTCTCCTATAAGTGATTACATGGTAGATAAGATGCGTATTCCTCATGGAATGACGCAGCGACAGCAGAAAAAATTAGAAAAAGATGCTGCAAAAGCAAGAGAAGAGTACGCCGCAAAGCGAGAATCAGCAATTAAGGAATACAATCAAAAAGTTGCATCTGGGCAAATTGCACAACCAGGTAAGTATGATAAGTTGCTGAAAACCGCGAAAGGTCATTCGGATAACGAATCCGTGCAGGCAGCCAGAAGAACGCTTACAAAACGCGGCATAGACTGGAAAACAGGAAAGAAATTGAAGAGGTAAACGATATGGGCGGACGAGGGGGGCAAGCGGCATAGGCAAGAAAAGCCAATCCGCGTTGGACCCGAAAGCGAAAGAGCAGACGATCACGACCTATTACCGCAGAAATTCAATCTACGGAGCACATTATGGAGATGACGTCTTTGAAGCTGTGGAGAGAAAGAACGAAAAAGGTGGAATTGAGATTGTAAAAGCATATGGAACGTTTGATAATAGTAACCCGAAAGCAAACACCAAGGACGTAACGTATAAGATTAAGCACGGTATTGTGAGCTGGCATGATTCTCGAGGAGTTGAGAGTTATGGAATCAATTGGGATAAGGTAAGCAGCGTATCCGGGCAAACCTACAACTTACGCGGAACACTGAAAGAAAAAGGCTTTCGGTGGGACGGAAAAACAAAGAGCTGGGTAAAGAAAGACTGATCGGTAGGACGGGGAGGACATTATGGCAAACCTAAACGCGATCATTAAAAAATTGCAACGTGCGCTGGTGAAGAACGGGCAAATCGTGAAGATAGGGACAACACAGTTCTATTCAAAGGAGCAAGAGAGGATGATAACCATGTATATACTGTCAACCCCTGTTGATTTTCTCGGAAAAGCTGGTGTATGGAAACAAATGGACTATCAGATCATCAGAACAGCATCACAGCTCGACTTGCTGAACTGTCTGGTAGATATGTGGAGGGCACTGCAAGAATGGCAATAGACAGAGGTGATTAGATGAGCGTAACAAAAAAACAAAAAGATTTTTGCCATGAGCTGATGGAATGCGGGAATAAGGCGGAAGCGGCAAGAAAAGCGGGGTATTCGGAGAAGACAGCACCGCAAATGGCAAGCGAGAACTTAAAAAAGCCGAATGTTAGAGAGTATTTACGCCATCTGGAAGAGCAAGTAGAGAGCGAAAAGGTCGCAACTATCAAGGAAATACAGGAATTTTATACTTCGGTTATGCGAGGTGAAATAAAGGATCAGTTTGGGCTTGAAGTGTCTATTGATACCAGAATGGCGGCAGGCCGGGAGCTTATGAAGCGAATTGAGCTGACCGAGAAAACGAAAGCAGGCGGCGAGGGCATTACGATCATCAACAATATTCCACGCCCGGAGGGAAAGAATGGAAAGCAGCGTAAACGCAGTAAATCTAACTGACATCATCGCGCCTGCTTTCTATTCTGTCCATTGGGATATTCTTGACGGCAACCACACTTATTATGACCTGTACGGAGGACGCGGATCCACAAAGTCATCATTTGTAGGTGTTGAAATTCCGCTCGGGATGATGATGGACGCGGAAAAAGGAGAGCATACAAATGCTGTGATATTCCGAAAAGTTGGAAATACCCTGCGAGAATCGGTGTTTGAGCAGATCGCATGGGGAATTGATGCACTTGGTGCGAATGATCTTTGGTCGGCGAGTGTAAGCCCGATGCAGTACACTTATAAGCCGACCGGACAGAAGATCATCTTTCGCGGGCTGGATAAGGCAAAGAAAACGAAATCAATCAAGGCAAGCCGCGGATGGTTTAAATATTTGTGGTTTGAGGAACTTGACGAGTTCGCCGGAATCGAAGAAATCCGAACCGTACAGCAGTCCGTACTGCGTGGTGGCGATAAGTTCGTTGTATTCAAGACGTTCAATCCGCCGATCAGCCGGAGCAACTGGGCGAACGTATACGTTGAAGAGCCGAGAGAGGACAGTTACAGGCACAAGAGCGACTATACAAGTGTTCCTGTGGACTGGCTTGGACAGCAGTTCATCGACGATGCAGAACACCTTAAAAAGACCAATGAGCGCGCGTATAAGCATGAGTATCTTGGCATTCCGGTTGGACTTGGAACGAATATATTTGAGCTTCTTGAGATCCGAACCATTACGGACGAGGAAATACAGAAATTCCAGTCTATCTACCAGGGTCAAGACTGGGGTTGGTATCCGGATCCGAAAGCTTTTATTCGGGCGGCTTATGTGCCTAATCAAGAAAAAGTGTATCTGCTTGACGAACTGGGCGGATGTAAGATCAGAAATGCCGCCATGGCGAAGCAGATCAAAGATAAGAGCTATGATGATTATTCTATATACTGTGGTGTAGACGAAGAGGAAAGCATAGTAGACTTCCGAGATGCAGGACTTCCGGCCAGAAGAGCGCTTGTTACTCCGGGCAGCCGAAAATATACTTTCGAATGGCTCCAGTGCAGAACGCTTGTTATTGATCCGGCACGGACACCACGAGCATACAAAGAAATCATCAATTACGAACATGAAATTGATGCAAACGGAGAAGTGATAGCAGATTATCCAGACGGTGACGATCACTGGATAGATTCTCTCAGGTATGCTACGTCTCCAATATCAATGCGCAGGGGGTATAGTGCATAATGTGCGAGTTTTGCGACGAATTGAAGAACTGGAAAACCTTAGAAAGATTCAATCAGCGTGCACGGTACGTCTATAAATGTAAGCTGATACGCAAGACGATGGTCGAGACAAGAGCGGCGGGGAGCATCGAGGGAACGCCGCATAACGTCAATTACTGCCCGATGTGCGGCAGAAAAGTGACAGAGGACTAGGAATGGGACTGATAACAACTATTAAGAGGTGGCTAAGCATGTTTTTTCGAAGCGAAGCGGAGCAGGCGTTTGATGTTGATGTGATCGAATCGCCGGTAATGGATACGGTCATAAAAAAGTGCGCTGCGGTTTATGCCGGCGAACCGCTGTGGAAAGATGTTAAGAACGGCATCCGAACAATCAATTTTGCAAAATCGCTAAGTTCCGAAACAGCGCGGCTTTCGACATTAGCAATTAAAATCACAATCGAGGGATCAGCAAGGGCGGAGTGGCTGCAGCAACAGACGGATGCAGTGTTTTTCAGTATCCGAAAATGGGTGGAATATGGCTGTGCGTATGGAACGGTAGTCATCAAGCCGAACGGGAAGACGTTGGATGTATTCACACCTGATGAAGTGCTTATAACCGATTATGACAACCAGAATATCACCGGAATGATATTTAAAGATACGTACACGCAAGGAAAATGGTACTACACGCGGCTGGAATATCACCGATTTGCAGAAGAGAAGCAGGGCGAGGAAACAGTACGTCCTTATTATATTTCCAATCGGGCCTATCGGTCGAAAACACCGGATTCAATCGGCGATCTGGTGGCTCTGAAAGATACGAAATGGTCTGAGCTTATGGCAGACTCCCCGCCGATTCTGAAAGCGAACGGAGAAAGCCTGGATGGCCCGATGTTTGGCGTATTCGTGACACCGCAAGCGAATAACGTAGATAAGTCTACGCCACTCGGCCTGCCGGTATATGCCGAAGCTCTGGAAGAACTGAAAGATCTTGATATTGCGTATTCCCGCATGACCGGAGAAATCCACGACAGTGAACGAATCGTTCTGGCAGATGATCGGTTATTGTCTCCGGCTGGCACTCCGGTCAATAAGATGACCCCGGGAGCAGCCGCGACAACGCACCTGCCAAAGTATGTTCGCAACGTGTACGGCGAAGGAGCGGATACATTCTATCAAGAGATCAACCCGACACTCAACACCGAGGTAAGAGTTAATGGTATTAATGCGTTATTATCTCAGATCGGCTATAAGGCGGGTTTCTCAAACGGCTATTTTGTATTCGACCAGAAGACCGGTATGGTGACGGCAACACAAGTTGAGTCCGATGACCGGCGGACGATCCAGTATATCAAAGATGTTCGGGATCAGCTCGAGAAGTGCATGGATGCCGTCTATTATGCGTTGAGCGTATATGCGGATCTGTACGGGGAGAGTCCGGCAGGGGAATACGAAGTAACCTATGACTTTGGTGACATCACGTATAACCGCGAGGAGGACCGCGCACGCTGGTGGGGCTATGTACAGGCCGGAAAGGTACCTGCGTGGATGTATTTCGTCAAATTCGAGGGATTCTCGGAGGAAGACGCAAAGGCAATGGTCGAAGAAGCCACTCCGAAAGAGGACGAGCTTTTTGACAGCAAATATAAGGAGGAATGACAACATGGATATGAGTGGAGTAGCAACCGTAGTCTGCATTACCGTAGTCTGCTATTTGATCGGAATGGTCATGAAAGCAACTGAGATCAACAACAAATGGATTCCATGCGCAGTTGGCTTTGCGGGCGCGGTACTCGGTGTGGTCGGTATGTACACGATTCCGGACTTCCCGGCGCATGACGTGCTTAATGCGATAGCTGTCGGCATCGTCAGCGGACTTGCGAGCACAGGCGCGAACCAGATTATCAAGCAGGCGCAGAAAGAGGAATAAGACATGCTTACCCCGGAGTATCTGCAGCACGCGGCAGAGGGCGCAGAAGCCATCACAGAGAACTTACACAACCGGATCATGCAGAAGATCGTCAAGGCGATTCTGACCCGCATGGAGCGCGGCGAGAATTACATGTTGACGGCGGCGGACAAGTGGAGAATCGAAGCACTGCAGGAATCTGGCTATTTGCTGGAAGATATACAGAAAGAGATAGCAAAGGCGACCAATCAGCAGCTATCAGAGATCAAATCAGCCTGCGTTGACGCAGGAATACAGACGCTCAAGTGGGACGACGCGGTATATAAGGCGGCTGGGCTGGTACCTACGCCGCTTCTTCTTTCCCCAACGCTGATGCGCGTACTGGAAAGAGACTATAAGGCGACCGCGGGCACATGGCGGAACTTCACCCGGACGACCGCGGAAGAAGCGCAGAGACTCTTTATCAACGAGCTTGACAGCGCCTATCACAGGGTTCTGAGCGGCGGAGAGTCTTACGGCGCTGTGGTGGCTGATCTGATCGAGAAAGTGTCCGAGGAGGGGCTAACAGTCAAGTATCCGACCGGATACCGGCAAAGCCTTGAATCTGCGACCATGACCATTGTACGCACTGGTATAGCGCAGGCAGCGTGTGATGTATCAGAAGCGCGAATGGAAGAAATGGATTGGGATATCATTCTTGTATCTGCTCATGTAGGCGCACGAACGGGAGACGGCGGGCAGAACCCGGGGAATCATCTTTGGTGGCAAGGGCGATTCTATTCCCGAACCGGAAAAAACAAGAAATACCCGAATTTCTACGAGGTGACCGGATACGGCACCGGCGAGGGGCTGGGTGGCTGGAATTGCCGTCATAGCTTCGGATCGGGAGACGGAAAGAACAACCCATTTGACGATAAGAACATCTCTTACGCAGATAATCGTAAGGTGGAAGAAGCACAGAAGCGGCAACGATTGTTGGAACGCAGGATACGAAACAGCAAAAGGCAAATTCAAACTTTGCAATATGCTATAGACAACGCAAGCGATGACGAGACGAAAAGCAAATTGCAAAGTAAAACAGAGCAAAAAGCTAATTTGCTTAGTAAGCAAAATAAAGCATATCGCAAGTTTTGCGAAGACAACAACCTGCGCACTTATGATGAGCGATTGAAAATAGCCCATTGGGACCGAAAACAGGCAGCAAGAGCCGCAGCGGATGCACGGCGATATCAAAAACGCAAAAAGGAAAAAGCAGATGATTGAGACGATTAATCAAATCATGATTCTTTGCGGCTGGATAACTACAGTAGGTGGCGCGATTGTGGTTCTGACCGGAGCATGGAAGAAATTCAAAAAGCCCGAGAGGGATCTGGAAAAGAGGATGCAGACGATGGAGGAGGATATCAAGGATATCAAGTCAAAACTTGAGAAAGATTATACCTCTATCCGCACCCAACGAGATGATATGAATCTGATAATGAGGAGCATGTTCAATCTAATCGAAAATAAGATTACAGGGAACAACATCGAGGGCTTAAAAAAAACGAGGGAAGAACTTGTAAATGCGATGACCGACAAGAAAAATTAAGAGGGCTTATCTTGAAAGTGTATGAATTCACAGTACCGGAGCTGGAATATTTTCGCACGTATTGTAATTTTACGCGTGACGAACGTACACTTTTTGATTATCGGAGTAGGAATATTCCGCTCGAAAAGTGTGCGGAACTAATGAATATTTCTGTTTCTACTGCAAAACGGATCAGTAGAAACGTAAACACCAAAATCATTAAAGTATGCTGATTGATACTTTTTTGAGCATTTCATGGGACTTTGACGAACTGTCAGAGTCCTTTTTTTGCGCCTAAAATATGAGTAGAAAGAGAACGGAGGGATGAATATGTATCCGTATATTGACCCGCAGGCATTTGCGAACGAACAGGCAATGCTTCAGCAGAGAATTAATCAGTTGGAACAGGCGAGAAACCAGCAGATGAGCATGTATGCACCACAAAGTCAGCAACAGCAGCAGGCGCCGACCAGCAACGTAAATTGGATACAGGTTGCAGGTATCGAGGGAGCAAGAAATCAGATTGTCCAGCCTGGACACACTGCCTGGATGATGGACAACAACAGCCCTGTGTTCTACGTTAAGTCTGTGGACGGCATGGGAAGCGCGACTTTCAAGGTGTTTCAGTTCGCCGAGATCTCGCCAGAAGCCCTAACCCCGGCACAGAGCCAGCCGAAAGAAGAAAGACAAGAATACGTTACGCGGCAGGAATTTGACGCTCTACTGACGCGATTAGGCGAAAAGCCGGAGAATAAGGAGGAACCCGTATGAATCCATTAATGAGCATGATAGGCAATATGGGCGGCGGTAACAACCCGATGGGCGCGATGATGCAGGCTATGCAGATGGTCAATAAGCTCAAACAGGCGGGCAACCCGCAGGCCGCAGTAGAACAGATGGCGCAGACGAACCCGAATGTTAAAAAAGCTATGGATATGTGCAAGGGAAAGAACCCGAAGCAGGTATTCGAGGAAATGTGCAGACAGAACGGGATGGACCCGGGGCAGTTCTCCGGGCTGATGAAATAAGATATTAGGGCGGTGCACAGCCTTAATAAATAGAAGAATAAGGAGAAAGAACCATGACAGATGGAACAATGGGACTTAGCGCGGCTGATGTAGCAGCCGTAACGAGAAACAATGACGATGACTGGGGCGGTGGATGCTGGTGGATCTGGATTATTCTGCTGGCATTTCTGTTCCCGATGATGGGCGGATGGAACCGCGGCGGCGTTGAAACTGGCGTACATGATAATTTCATTTCAGATGAATTTGTAAAACGTGACATTTTCAATACCAATCAGAACGTTTCCAACACAGCTTGCCAGACACAGAGGGACGTATTGGAAAATCGTTACACCAATCAGCTCGGCTTACAGCAGGTACAGGCGGCACAGCAGAATTGTTGCTGTGAAACGCAGAAAGAAATCCTGCAGAGCCGGTATGATGCGGCACTCATGGCACAGAATATGCAGGCGCAGATGGCACAGTGTTGCTGTGACATCAAGGAGAGCATTCTGGCCGATGGAAACGCAACCAGACAGATGATGCAGGAAAACACCATCCAGGCACTTAGAGATAAGCTGTCAGACCGTGACCGCGATCTGCAGAACGCGTACAATCAGATCTCGCAGGTTTCTCAGACCCGTACAATCATTGATGCGATCCGCCCGACACCTACACCGGCTTATCTTACATGCTCCCCGTATTTTGCGTACAACATGACAGGATACGGCGGATGCTGCGGAAATGGCGGTAACGTGCTGTGATGAACACAAGCGAGCTGTCCGCACTCGATCTTCTGAACCTGTTCGGTGTATTCCTGCAGGCGATGAATTATCAGAGCGACCTGTCACAGGCAAGCAATGCGGATATCGCAAAACATCTGCAGGAACAGGACAGAAAGTACCTTGACCGGATCATCGAAAACCAAAATAAAATAATCAGCATGTTGGAAGATTCCAAATCTACGAAATAGTAGTTGTGCAAAATTGCAGGGGTAGGCGTGGAGCTTACCCCTGTTTTGTTAAGAAAAGGAGAGAAATTATGTTAAATGTAATTGCCAAAGCAGAACAGACAGTAGCAGCAGGACAGAATATTGTATTCACAAATACCCGCGTAAAATCCCGTCGTTGTGGATGCTCCAGCGGATGGCTGAACCACATCGAGGGAAGCGGAATTTTCACAATCACGAACCGCACGAACCTTCCTATCGCAGTGGAATTACAGTTCAATGGAAACGTAACAGCGGCTGCAGCAGGCGCGACCGTGCTTACGCTGAAACTGAACGGAGAAGCGGTTGGAGGAACAGAGATGGACTATACCGTAGTTACGGCGAACACTTATCAGAATGTGAGCGCGGACACGCTGATCCCTGTACCGGCAGGAACAAGCCTTACTGTATCAGTCGGAAATATTTCTACAACCGAAGTCCTGGTAAAAGACGCGAACCTCATCATCAAAAAAGTTGCGTAGGGGGTGACGAATCATGATTACTTTCCGAAGCAAAACAGACGTAACAGATGCGGATGCTATTTTTTCGGAAATCAACAGCCGCTTCGTGGCAGCTATCATGATGCACGGCCAGATGGCAGATTATTTCGATTTTCTCGGGCTGAAAGGTTACAAACGGATACATGAGTACCAGCACATCGCAGAAAGCCTTGAGCGCCGTAAGGTGTGCCGGTATTACATCGAACGGCACGGGAAAATTATTCCAGATGCGTTTTCTGGCGAGGTTAAAATGATTCCGGACGGATGGTATGCCGCAAAAAGCATTTCCGTCGGAAAAGGCACTAAGCAGAAAGCCGTAGAGGATGGATTTTCCGCCTATCGTGAATGGGAAGAGGAGACAAAAGCGGTATATCAGAGCTATGCCTCAACGCTACTTGAAAAAGGAAATGTGGAAGATTTCATGCTTGTAGCTTCGCTGATAGATGATGTGGGCGATGAACTGAAAGAGGTTGACAAAATTATTCTTGATCTGATCTCGACCGGCTATGATATGGTCCATATCACTGAGTCGCAGAAAGAATTGAACGAAAAATACAAAAAACGCATGAAAGGAATCGAGGTTGAATGATGGGAAACGTGAAAGAAGTGCTGGAAAAGCAGTTGGAAAGAGAAAAAGAATCTGCGATGCAGAAACTCACGACAGATAACCTTGACGCAATGTTCAAAATCACAACCACACTGTGCAATATGCGGAAAATGGAGTGTGGGAGCATTCCATCGGTCATGATGGATGCATCAGAGACACTGATTAAGAAGTACAGCAACGGAAAATATGATAAGAATATTGATGCATTGTATGAAGAATACATTGCGGCAAAAATGGCGTACCAGGAACACGGAGATGCGGTGCACAAAGATAAGCTTATGGATTCCGTCGGCCGCCTGATGGTTGAGGTGTTCGATATGCTGCAGGCGATGATTCTTGATGCGGATTTCCGCGACGAAAGACAGGCTATCATGCAGCAAATTCGAAAACTTGCTGATTCGTGATGACAAGATGGGTACAACGAAAAACATTGAATGTAGTACGATAGGAGCGTGAAAAGAAATTGGGATGGGCTTGTAAGTCATTTTGATGTTCAATTCACCTCCTTTCGACGTTCTAGGGGATCCTGTTAAGAGCCTGCACAAGGCTCGGAACGTGTCTGAAATATGCCGCGTTTTCCGTTCCTCGAGCCTTTCTGAAAACGCGGCGTGTTTCTTATTATTGGGAAACAGAAAAGAAGATTGTGTGTTCCTCTCACACTGCCATACATTCAATCTCTTTTGGACTGCTTGATAGGTTCGAATCCTATTTTCCCATTACCCCGGCAGAGGTTGATCTGCCTAAATCCATTACTGCCGACGGGCAGTTAAAAACAACGTTTAGGAGGATAGAAAATGCAGAATTACGAAGCAATTCTTTCAGAACTCGAAATCGAGATTCCGGAAGACAAAAAAGCAGATCTGAAAAAGAAGATGGAAGAAAACTATCGGACCAAATCAGATTATGACAAGGTAGTTACAAAGCGTGATGAGTACAAGAACTCGCTGGACGATGTGCAGAAAGAGCTGGAGGGATTTAAAGACGTGAATGTCGAAGAATTACAGACGAAAGTTACAACCCTCACCACACAGCTCAACGAAGAGAAAGCTGGACGGGCAGCAGATGCCAGAAGGGCAGAAGTCGAAAAACAGGTAAATGATTTCTTGACGGCTACAGACGAAAAGGGAGCGAAGAAATACGAGTTTTTGAACGATATTACTGCCGACTACTACCGCGCAGAGCTTGCAAAAGCACTGGATGCTGATTCTGCAAAAGGAAAGTCAATTTCGGACATCTTTACAGAGATGATTACCGACAAGAATGGAAAACAGAAAGCAGGGATTTTCACGGATGCCGGAGCCGAAAAGGCAAAGAACAATGCAGCAAAGTTCACACAGCCTACAACCGGCGGCAAGGGCGGCGAGCTTACGAAAGAAACTTTCCGCAAAATGAATCTTGATGAGAGACTTAAATTAAGAGAAGAAGATCCCGAACTGTACGAAGCACTCTCGAAATAACACCGTTATCACGCGATAACGCTTGACCGCAAAAAGTTACGCGGTAGAAAGGAAATATAATGCCAAGAACTGGTACTTTTGGCGGCTTTTCGTTTGATTCGGAGGTGTTCTCCGATTACATGAGCGAGCAGCCGACCTGGAATGACCGAATCTTAGCGTCTGGAATCCTTGTACAGGATCAGACGATCATGGATCTGATCGGAACAAAAGGAAATGTTGCCACACTCCCGTTCTATGTTCCGATTGATGAGGATGAATCTCACGCGCTCAACAATGATGGTGAAACCGACAACACCCCGACTGATATCAGTGGAAAGAAACAGACTTGTATGCTGATCCAGCGTATGAAAGCATGGAAAGCCCAGGATTTCACAAAGGAGCTGACCGGCGCTGACCCGATGACTCATGTTGCAAACTCTGTTGCCGGATTCTATCGGCAGGTAAGAACCCGCGATCTCATGGCCATTGTTGATGCGGTTCTTGCACTGGACGGTATGAAAGATCATGTTACGGATCTTTCGGCGACGGCATCTTCTAGTGTTACAACCGTAACAGATGCAAACAAAATCAATGATACAACACTGATTTTTGCGCAGCAGAAAGCAGTTGGAGACGCAGACGAGAATATGGGTCTGCTGGTCCTTAACTCTTACATCTATGCTCGATACAAGGCTATGGGGCTGGTTGATTACAACAAGTACACAATCACAAATGCTATCGAGCGAGATGTTGAGCTTCCGACGATCGGCGGATTCATTCCGGTTGTATCTGATCGTTTCACGGTAGACACATCTACAGACGTTCCGATCTATAAGAGCTATATGATCGGATCTGGAACGGTGCTCACCTGCGAGAAGACCAACTACGAAGACCCGTACTATGCAGACTACGATCCGGAAACAAAAGCCGGTATTCGTAAGCTCTACACAAAACAGGGCTACGTACTGCATCCGAACGGATTCTCAATAAATGCAAATAAAATCGCAAAAGAATCCCCGACCACTGCGGAACTTGGAGCAAAAGCGAACTGGTCACTTGCATTCAATCACAAAAACATCCGTATGGGACTGATTAAGTCCAACGGTTGACGGAGGTATCTGGTATGGCATATGCAGACTATGAATTTTATACAACTTCATATTTCGGCGATACCGTGCCAGAATCCGACTTTCCGCGGTACGCCGAGCGGGCAAGTGATCGAATCGATATTCTGACATTCGACCGGCTTGCCGACGGGCTGCCGGAAAACGAACGTGCACAGAAAAAGATCAAGAAAGCGGTCTGTACACTGGCGGATGCACTTTTTCAGATCGACACCGTAAAAAATGCCGCAATGGAAACAGTAGGAACCGTAAAGAGAGAAGATGGAACGGTCATCAATAAGGCCGTTTCTTCGATTTCTTCCGGCAGTGAAAGCATCTCCTACGTGACTGGAACCAGCGGTATAAATTCCAGCGTCTACGGACAAGCGGCGATGGACAAAAAGGTAGAAAACGTGCTCGTGACACAGATTATTATCGAAAATCTACAGGGCGTTATGACGGATGACGGCGTTCCGGTCCTGTATGCAGGAATGAGGTTGTGAGATGGGTGGAAGAGGTAGCAACAGTGGAATGATGAAAACTGTAAACGGTAAGACGGTAAAACGCTTCAATACCCCCCTAAAGGCTGGAAACCCGTAGAAAATGCTCTTACGAATCCCAAAGGCTATACGTGGTACTCGAATGGAAAATCACGTTTTAGCGGTCAATATGAAACGGCGCTTGTAAAGAATAAGAAGTAGGTGAAACCATGTATGATGAAACCATAACTCTTTTCAATCGGTACGAAGATCAAACCGGGAATGTATTCTGGTATCCGACCGTGCTGCAGCATGTGGATCTTATCACGGATAAGGTCGCAAATATTGTCCGAACCGGCATTGACAGTGCCGATACGGCCAGCCTTCACGTGGCGTACACGCCATATAACGGCACAATTATGGTGCAGGGAAAGAAGTGGTTATCACCGAAAGCCTGGAAAGCTCAGACGAATGAAGAACTCCCGGGAACAATCACTTTTGCTAACGAAGATTTTTTCGTGCTCGGCGATTACTGCGTCAAGAAAGAACAGGCTTATCTTATCGACAATAACGGAGCATACGTGCAGGATCACGAGAAAAGGCCGATTTCCACAATTGTTGAACGGCAGATGTACGGCGTGGTGAAAGACGCGGAATACACAAGCAGAGTAGACCGCGGCTTCTATGACTACATGAACAAAAAATACGATAATGTGTTTTCCATCAGCAATGTAGGCGGTCCGTACAGGCTTATTCCTCATTTTGAGATAGGGGGAAGATGATGAGTAATACAAAGCATTTCCCAAGTTTTTCGGTTGTGAACGGACACGTTAAGGTGCAAGTAGACCTTACGAGATTCGATAAGCAATTCCGGGAAGCTCAGTTTTGGCTTGACGGGCAGGTTATGAACGATATGATTCCGTACATGCCATTTCGAGACGGAATCATGGTAGACACCACCAGAGTGCGTAGCGCATCCATGCAAGGCACTGGAAAGGTGTGTGCAGGCGCTCCGCCGTATGGTCGATTCCTGTACGAAGGAAAGCTTATGGTTGATCCGGAAACACGCTCAGCGTGGGCGAGACCCGGAGCAAAAAAGGTTGTTACAGACACACCGCTGAAATTTGATAAAACGGCACATCCGTCCGCAACGGATCACTGGTTTGACGCGGCAAAGGCGGCACACGGCAAGCAATGGGTGAAAGGAGTGAAGAAACGTGCCGGAGGAGGTTAAAAAGCTCGTTACGTACGATGTTGACGGTTATGACATCGTAACAAAAGCACTTGAAACTGTTCTGAACACTTTTCCCGGTCTGCAGCCGACCGAAAAGATTAAGTTTTCATTCCTAAAAGAGGATGACGGAATCGCATTCTATCCGGTGAGCGGGGCAGTTGTCGCATCGGAAAAAAAATCGGTCACCGGGATGGTAGATCAGCTCTGCAATTACCCGTTTTTTGTGGTGTACCGTTCCGCACCTACAACGCCTGGAGTCAAGACGGAAATCAAGGAATTTTTGGACACTCTCGGAAAGTGGCTGGAAAAACAGCCCGTGCAGGTGGATGGGGAAGAACATCATCTGAATTCTTACCCTACACTTACGGAAGGAAGAGTTATTGAATCTATAACCCGTCTTACGCCATCTTATCTTGATACGGTGGCGGAGAACAAAGTGGAAGACTGGGTTATCAGTATGTCCTTAAAATATCGGAAAAAATTCAAAAAATAATCATACCGGCACCGATTCGGCAGCCGCTGACCGCGAAAAGTTACGCGGTAGAAAGGAAAAAACATGTCTAAACTGGAGCGTGAAGCAATGGCCACTTACCTTGATTCGACTTTCAAGAGAGTCGTGGCATCCGCAAGCTGGGTGCTGGTAGGTGATGATATTGAGGATATGTCCGTAGAGCTTAACCCGGACACAGAAACAACCAAAAACATTCTCGGACAGACCAAAACGAGAGACAACGGATATGAGCCGTCTATGGATGCTGACCCGTTCTATGCTGATCCGGATAACAAGCTGTATCCGGTGCTGCGAGATATTGCCCTCGAGCGTAAAAAAGGCGACGCTTGTAAAACACTTATGCTAGAGGTCATCGTGGAGGACACAGCGGCAACAAATCATCTTGCTTACGTGCGTGAGGTCATCGTAAAACCGCAGTCTTACGGCGGCGATACTGCAGGTCTCAATATCCCGTTCGCTGTTTCTGAGGATGGCAAATTCACAAAAGGCTACGTAAGCGCAGCTTCTCTTAAAACCGGAACTCCGGAATTTAATGAGGGCGCAGCGCCAGTTTCCGATAAAAGCACATCCCTGGCGTAAGATCACACACGAATAGAAAGGAGCTTTCAGATGAGCAATAAACTGGTAAAACCGCAGAGTAACGACATCATTATTGATGATGGCTTAAAAACTTATTACATCAAAAATAAGCAGGGCCATGTATACGGGAAATTTGATTTTCGACCGTCCGACACAAATCTTATCTCACGATATGATGAGGTTGTAGAACATCTGAACAGCTTTTCAGTGCCGGAAAACGAACCGGCGGACATTAAAAAGGTTGAAAGCATGGTTGCTGATGAGCTTTCCTATCTGATCGGATCTGATTCGAAAGAATCATTTTTCAGCATCTTAGGCCCGTTCTCTCCGCTTGCTTCTGGAAAGCTGTTTTTCGAAGAAGTTGTTGACGCTATCGGCCGCGTGATCGAAACAGAGACCGAACACAGGGCGAAAAAAGTTCGAACACGTATGAACAAGTACGTTACAAAATATCGTAAATAATGGACGCGTGGAGCCTTCCGACATCGCTCAACGTTGCAGGAAAAGAATATCCAATACGCTCAGATTATCGAGTGGTATTGGATATTTTGCAATGTATGAACGATCCCGAGATTTTCGAACCAGATATGACCGAGGACGAAAAGAGGGCGGAGCAGGTCATAAGCATGTTAGCTATCCTCTATATTGATTTTGACGATATGCCACCCGCCGAATGGGAAGAAGCATCAGAAAAAGCATGTGAATTTATTGACTGCGGGTTTTCAGAGGACACAAAGCGAAAAAGGCCAAAATTAATGGACTGGATACAGGATGCAACCATTATTATTCCGTCCATTAATAAGGTTGCTGGAAAAGATGTGCGCGGTCAGAAGTATCTGCACTGGTGGACTTTTTTTGCATTCTACATGGAAATCGGGGAAGGCACGTTTGCGACCGTGGTAAGTATCCGAGATAAAAAAGCCAAAGGAAAGAAACTGGACAAGTGGGAACAGGAATATTACAGAGATAACAAGGCTATCATCGATCTCAAATCGACAAGCGGCCAGAGAAGCGAAGAAGAAAAAGCAGCTCTTAGAGAGCTTTTCGGAATATCAAAATAACTGCCGGAGCATACGGAGCACCGGCACAAACCGTTAAAAGTTACACGGTAGGAAGGAAAAACGCATGGCGGGACAGGCTGACGGCTATATCATCATTGATACGGAGATTGACACCAACGGCGCAAAAGCTGGCAGTAAGGAGCTGGAAGCGAATGTGCGGCAATGCATCTCGTCTATTAATGGTCTTGGAGACAAGGCCAAAGCATCACTTAACAAACAGGCGAATGCGTTCTCGAAGCTGAACGATCAATACAGAGAGCAGGAAAAAATAGTCGAACAGCTCAAAGAAAAGGTTTCTGAACTCGGAAAGCAGCAGATACCGACCGACGAATACAAAGAGATCCAGGCGCAGATAGAGTCTGCTAAGACGCAGATGGACAAACTCATCTATGCGCAGGAAAAATTTGTGGCGCTGGGCGGCAGTGAAGACAGCAAAAAGTATAAGAGCTATCAGTATGATATTGACCAGCTCGCAAAAACAATTGATGATGCAAACAAAGAATTACAAGAATTGGAGCAAAACGGAGAAGCGTTTTCTTATGCGTTGGGCGGTGAAACTCCGACTTACAAATACAAAGAACTTGAATCTGAGCTTGAGTCATTAAGTCAAGAAATTGATGTGGCAAAGTCAAAATGGGACGAATTGCGTGCGTCAAATACTGGTGGAATTAATGATGAAGAAATTAAAAGCACCTTAGAAAATCTCGATCTTCTGTACGAAAAATATAGTGCAGTAGAAGCGAAAATGCGCGAAAAAGAAAAATTTGGTACTGATGTAATCAAAACCGAGCCAGCAAAAGAAGCAGCTGCAGCAATGGAAAAGTTGGCGCAGGAAGAAGAAAAGCTGGCCAATATCAATGACCGTTTAAAAACCTCTTATGATGGCGTAAAAGACAGCATTGACAGCTATTCAAACTCGGCGAATAATTCAGCGTCTAAAAACGCAGCAGACAACGCGTCAAAGTTGGCAAAATCCAATGAAAAGGTTGCTGACAGTGGAAAGAAAGCAGCAAATTCACTGAAAGAAACCGGAAGCGCGGCGGGAAATGCCAAAAACGGAATTATGACGTTGTTAAAATACGGTCTCGGCATCCGCTCATTATTCGTGCTTTTCAATAAATTGAGAAGCACGGTTGTGGCCGGAATGTCAAACCTTGCGCAGGAATCCGGCTCAACCAACTCGGCTATCTCTATGTTGTGGGGCAGCCTGGAACGGCTCAAAAACAGTCTTGCGACAGCATTTGCGCCGATTCTTACGGCGATTGCACCTATTCTGTCCAAATTTATCGACATGCTTAGCACCGCGGCAACATACGTGAGTATGTTTTTTTCGATGCTTTCCGGGAAGAAAACATACACCCGAGCATTAGCCGTCCAGAAGGACTACGCGGCATCTCTAAGCGATACGGCATCGAGTGCGGAAGATGTAGCGGACGCAACCAACGACGCGGCAGATGCGGCAGATGCGGCCGCAGAAGCAACGGAAAAATACCTTTCCCCTCTCGATGATCTGAACAAGATGGATTCGAAAAGCGACAGCGGTTCCGGCAGCGGCGGTGGCGGCAAATCCCCGGGAGCTGGCGGCGGTGGAGGAGGAACAGGCAGTGCGCCGATGTTCACGGAAGAGCAGATCCCTAACGCTTTTCTGGATAATCTGCAGAAAGTTTTTGATTTACTGAAAAAGATTAAAGACCTGTTTATGTCCGGCTTCTGGGATGGCCTTGGAGATTACAAACCGCAGCTTGCAGAGCTGAAAAAGGATCTGGCATCCATCAAAAAGAATCTTGTGGAGATCTTCACAGATCCGGAAGTAGTAGGAGCCGCGAAACGCTTTGCAGAATCTGTAATCTATAATCTCGGGGTCGTAGCCGGATCAATAGCAAGCGTAGGCCTTACACTGGCTGTTAATCTTGTGGGCGGTTTTGAAAGCTATTTGAGCAGAAATAAAGATAGAATCAAGAAATTTTTGGTTGACGTTTTCAATGTCGGAGCAGAAATTGCAGATGAATTCGGACTTATCGCAAAAACGATAGCCGAAGTATTTGCAAAAACGTTTGGCACACAAACAGCGCAGGATTTGACAGGAAATATTATCGGAATTTTTGCATCTTTAGGCGGCTTGGCTGTAGAAATTTTTGCACGATACGAGCGCGATAAAATGTATCTGGCCTGGCAGCCATGGATCGATAACAAAGATAAATTAGTTGAAGCGATTAACGAAACAATCGCACCTATTCAGCAACTCGCGCAGGTTATCGAGGACTTTTTAAACGATACATCCGACAAAATCATTGCATTTTATGATGAGAGCGTTAAGCCATTTATTGATGATATCGAATCAGGCTGTGCGTCTATTTTGGCAACATTGCTTGATCTTTACAATAGTTATGTAGTGCCTATCATCGATGAATGGGGAACGCGGCTCGAAGATTTGATTAATGGACCTCTTACAGATTTTGTCGATAAATTCCTTGATGCGTGCGCAAAAATCATTGATGCGCTACAGCAAATTTGGAATAACGTTCTTGTTCCCCTTATTAATTGGATTCTTCAAAATGTAATTCCGTTACTGGCTCCTGTAGTACAATGGCTAGGCGACGCGGCTATTGATTTATTGGGCGCTGCGGTAGAAATGGCGAACGGAATTCTGGATATGCTCGGCGGTTTGATCGATTTCCTTGTTGGTGTGTTTACGGGCGACTGGAAAAAAGCTTTTTCCGGTGCAGGACAAATAGCACAGGGATTTGCGGATACATGCGGCGCTGTAATTGAATGGATTGGAGACTATATTTTAACTCCATTTATGTCACTGGTGAAAAAATTATTCTCTGTTGACTGGGTAAAATATTTTGGCGTAGCTGGCATTGCTCCGCAGGTGCTTTGCGATTTGATTAAGTCAATATTCAAAACTATGAAAAACGTATTTATTGGGATTATGAATTTTATTAAATACGCGTTTACTGGTGACTGGCGGAATGCTTGGCAGAGCGTCAAAAATATCTTTTCGAGTATCATGAGCGGAATTGGTGATGTTGTGCGTGCTCCGATTAATGGGATCATCAGCATGGTTAATCAGGCAATCGGAGCAATCAATAATCTGATCCGCGGCGTGAATAGAATTCCGCATGTAAATATTCCAACTATCGGAAGAATCCCACATCTGGCATCCGGTGCGGTCATCCCACCAAACCAGGAGTTTCTGGCAATGCTCGGAGATCAGAAAAGCGGAAACAATATCGAAGCACCAGAGGGGCTTATCCGTAAGATTGTCCGGGAAGAGTCTGGAAAAGGCAATGGAAGCTATACTTTCGTTGCACAGTTGGACAGAAAAGTCCTGTTCAAGGAAACAATCAGCGAAGCAAAGCTGCAGCAGATACAGGGTGGAAATAACCCATTCGAGCTGTCTACGACTTAAGGAGGGCATACATGGCACAAAATCATTTGCAGTTTGATGGCTACACGCCGCCAGATGTTGACGAAGATGGTTACACAATTGCTTTTGCAGCAACATCTTCGGACGATTCCGGGCGGCTTATGAACGGCAAAATGGTCAACACAAGGTTATTCACCGTTGAAGCGTATAACCTTAAATGGACCGATATTACCCTTGAAGCAGCAGCGGAAATCCTTTCAAAGACTGTTTTCAAGTCTCAGTTCAATTTCCATTATTTCAATATCAAAACCGCAAAATGGGAGACGCATTCATTTTATGTTGCAAACGTTGACACAGCGATATATTCCCTCAAAGAGGGCGAGGAAAAATGCACAAGTCTTAGTTTCCAGGTAACGAGGATTGACCCATCATGAAAAATGTAAGCACAGAATTTAGGGAAAAAGTAGAAAACGGTTCGGCATGTTATGCGTACGCAAACGTGGTTTTACGGAACGGCACAAAATTGACTCTGGATCCGTCCAAAGATTTTCGAATTGACGGTAACAGCATCACCACCAATGGGGGAAGTTCATTCCCACTCGGTGTGGCGCTTTCAAGAACAATAGAGCTTAATTTGGATAACTACGACGGAAGATTTGATGCCATTGACTTTTACGGCGCAGAAATCACGCTTTTTACGGGAATGACGCTGGATGATGGAAGCGTAGAAAAAATCAAAGAGGGAATCTTTTCTGTAGTTGAGCCGACCACGCCGGGATCCACAATTACGCTTGTTGCTGCAGATTACATGGCGAAAACATCCGATAGTTACGTTGCAAATACGACGTTTCCGGCGACTGTATTCAATATCTATCGGGATGTCTGCATTCAGTGTAATCTTGTTGCTGGCAGCGCGAAATTCACAAATGGTGATTTTGTGGTAGATGCAATTTCTGAAAATGTTACCTGCAGGGATATGCTCGGATATATCGCTATGATTGCTGGCGGTAATGCCATATGCGATTCCAACGGTGCTGTTATTATTAAGAGCTATGATTTTTCCGGCCTTAAAAAGTCAGATGGCACGTATGATTACACGAAAGCACAGAATTTTTCTGGATTTCAGAAGAATCCGAGCATTTCGACAGATATGATTCGGATAACCGGAGTTAAGGCGGAGAATGACGATGGAGACGAAAAGCAATCTTATATTGTAGGTTCGGAAGATTACTGCTTCTTGATCGAAAATCCATTGATTTCCGGCAAAGAAGCACAGGCACTGCAGCTAATCGGAAATGTTATTGTTGGTCTGGAATTTTACACTTTCAGCGGAGATCACATTTCAAACCCGCTTGCTGAGTTTATGGACCCGTGTTTCGTGCAGGATATGAAAGGAAATCTTTTCTTTTCGGTTCTGAGCAATATTACTTACACGTACCTTGGCAGTACGTCTATTTCATGCGATACAGACAGCCCAGAAACCGTAAAGTCGCAAAAGGCGACATCTGGCTCGAAAGTATACCAGAATCTCAAAAAGCAGCAGCAGGTTATTAAAAAAGAATTTGAAAAACAGATGGACGCTCTCGAAAAACAGGTTTCCAACGCGCCCGGAACCTATATTTCAAGCGAAGTGCAGCCGGACGGCAGCAGCATCTACTATCTGCACGATAAGCCTACACTTGCGGAATCCAAAAGTGTTTTCAAAATTACAGCTGATACAATCACAGCATCGACCGACGGCGGAAAGACTTGGAACGGTGGATTTACTGTAGATGGAGTCATGATAGCTAAGATCATGACTACTATCGGCATCAATTTCGATTGGGGAGTTGGCGGAACCCTTATCATCCAGGACAGAAACGGAAAACAGACCGTCTACATGGATGCTGAGACGGGAGAAGTCCGGCTTAGCGTGGTTTCTCTTTCCATTCAGGGCGAAACGGTGGCAGATATTGCCGAAAAAAAAGCGGAATCTTCTCTGAACGACTTTAAGAGCAATATATACAACCCTATGATTTCCAACCTGCAAAAGCAGATTGACGGTCAGATCGAAACGTTCTATTACGATTACGAGCCTACGCTCAACAACGTTCCGGCGAAAGAATGGGATACCGAGGAGAAGAAGACGGCTCATGAGGGAGACTTATTCTATTGGAAGTCGAAAGGCTATGCGTACCGCTTCCAGAAAGACGGATCAGCGTGGAGCTGGCAGCTCGTACAGGATACCGATATCACGCTTGCTATGCAGAAAGCCGCAGAAGCCAAAGACACAGCAGACTCAAAGCGCCGCGTTTTTACAGCTACGCCGTATCCTCCGTACGATGTAGGTGACCTGTGGGTGGGCAATGACACTTCCGATCTTATGAGATGCCAGCGCTCACGCCAGTCCGGCTCCTATGATGCGTCTGATTGGATCAAGGCAGTTAAGTATACGGATGATTCTGAGCTTAACAACTTCATTTACACTGATTATGCAGAAACGCTTGTCGAAATCTCTAATTCGATTGACAAGAAAGCCGAAACGTGGTTCCAAGCAACAGATCCGGCGCTCCAATGGACAGATAATAGCACATCTGAACCATTGCAGGACCATACCGGCGCAAATATCACAGACAGCACCGGCGCAAACATTCTGACCGTATGGGAACGCGAAAAAGCGGCTCATAACGGCGACTTGTGGCATAACACGACTAACAATGTCGAATACATCTATAAGGACGGAAGCTGGCATGAAATGAGCGTTCCAGACGATGTTTTTGACAAAATCGACGGCAAGGCGCAGATTTTTGTTGGCGAACCGATTCCCCCTTATGACGTAGGCGATACATGGTTCACAGGAACAACTATCCTTGTCTGCGTAGTTAAGCGCACATCTGGAAAGTATAATGCGTCCGACTGGGCGAAAAAAGATACTTATACAGACGATACCGCGCTTGAAAACTTCCTTTCCGGCGACTACAAAGAGACTATTGCCAACTTGTCTACTCAGATTGACGGTAAGGCGGAAACGTGGCGGCAGAGCACTGATCCGGCGGCCAATTGGACAACGGATGAGCTGAAAGCCCAGCATAAGGGCGACTTGTGGAACAACACAGAGAACCAGAAAACTTATATCTATAATGGCTCAGCATGGCAGGAAATGACATCAACGCCGCCACAAGCCGTATTTGACGCGATTGATGGAAAGGCTCAGATTTTCGTTAAGCAGCCAACTACGCCGTATGATGTGGGTGACTTATGGTTCGATTCTTCCAGTGCAGATATTATGACCTGTACGACTGCGAGAGAGAGCGGAAATTTTAATGCTGCAGACTGGGAAAAAAGAAATAAATACACGGATGACTCCTCACTTAATAGCTGGATCAAGGGAGACTATGCAAAAACACTCGAGGATGTGCAGACGCAGATAGACGGCAAGGCGGAAACCTGGAGACAGAGCACAGACCCGTCTAAGTCGTGGACAACGGACGCACTGAAAAAGCAGCATAAGGGTGATCTGTGGTACAACACGACCGAGCAGAAATCCTATATCTACAACGGTAGCGCGTGGGAACAGATGAAAGCAGAGCCGCCGAGCGGTGTCTACGATGCCATTGATGGAAAGGCTCAGATTTTCGTAAGCCAGCCAAAACCTCCGTACTCTGTAGGTGACCTCTGGTTTGACTCATCGACCGCGGATATCATGACCTGCGTAACCGCCAGAGAGTCCGGCTCGTATGTTGCCGGAGACTGGCAGAAGAGAAATAAGTATACGGATGACTCCGCCGTAAAAGCAGTCAGCAAGGAACTGGGCGATTTCATCGCTGCATATGACGACGAAATGGAGAAAATCTCCAATTCGATCGACAAAAAAGCAGAAACATGGTATCAGACAACCGACCCAGCCTTACAGTGGACGGGAACGACCGAAGAAGCGTTGCTGGATCACACCGGAGCGACCGTTACGGACAGCACCGGCGCGGCGATCATGACCGTGATTGAAAGTGAAAAGACGGTTCACGATGGCGATCTCTGGAAAAACCCATCGACCAATAAGGAATACATCTATCAAGCCGGAATTTGGCATGAAATGAGCATCCCGAACGATGTTTTCGACATCATTGATGGAAAGGCTCAGATTTTCGTAAGCCAGCCAAAACCTCCGTACTCTGTAGGTGACCTCTGGTTTGACTCAT